GAAAAATTTGGACCGGTACAGTGTCAAAGCGAAACAGGAAACTGAATAGCCACGCGACACCCAGAGTTCCGACGATGACGGGCACGGTTGGGCGCCCCTTCAGGTACGTCTGGTGAAACCAAACTCCAAAAACAAACGCAAACGCAATTAACGCGATGCGCTGCACCATTGATAAAGAACAATATTTTAGCGCAGGAAGATCATGACGAGCAGGAACGCGGCGGTGATCATGGCGGCCTGGTCCACCTTCCGGGTCACCAGGTAGGACACAAGGGACAGGACCAGAGCCTTCTTGACCCACGGGCCCTGGGGGTTGGCCTCCTTGCGGACCTCGATATCAGCGACGGACTCCACGGAATGCATTTAATATTATTTTACATTTTTTTTACTCAGCAAACGTGACGTGCTTGGTGACTGGGTGGTTCTTGACCCACACACGGCCCTCCACAAAGTCCTCAAACGTCACAGCGTACACCTCGTCCGTGTCCGTAGCCGTCAGCTCCCATCCCTCCCCTGAAGTGAACTCGGTAACTGTGCAGTCCACAAACTTCGTCTTCTTCTTGTGCGTTACAGTCAGGGTCACCTCCTTGCCTACCATGTCCTCAAACCACGACTCGTAAACCTCCAGGTCGGAGGCGAGCTCATCGCGCTCCTTGGCGAGCTCCAGAACAGCCTCGATAGCCTCCATTGTACTTTTTACGGGGCGGGCGTTTTTATCTGTGAAAGGCGGTGGGTAGCTATCGTCATCATCAGAGCCGAGTTGATGATTCTCAGATATTATGGTGCGCCATATTAGTATGGTACACTTGCGCCTTGCGTTGGCATTTGCGGTGGCGGGCTTCGTGTTTACGAGCAAGTCGTGGCTCCAGTGGCTCCATCGCCTCAGCCCCGAACAGGGTCTCGCCATAAAGTGGGCCGCAATTTTAGGAACTATATTCTTCATCGACGTCGCCGACCCGACCCTCAAACTCGAGTACAAGACGCAGGCCCTCGGGGCCGTTTTGGTGCTCGCGGCTTTCAATATTATTTTCAATTACCAGTCCGAATGGATCGACGAGTCGGGATCTGAAAACGTTCAGGTCCAGACGCCCGATGGGGCTCTTTATCACAGAGCTAGATCCAACCTGGGTCTTGGTCCAGAGGCGGCCCGGCTCCTCGTGTTTGTTTTGGTGCCCTTTATGCTCGTCTTTTTCGGTAGCCGTCTGGTCCGCAGCGGAACAAAATTAAATATAAATTAAAATTAATGGGCAAGTACAAAAGCATCTTTCTTGAGAGCATGGCGGGCACCGGTGGTGCGCTCAGTGCCATCTCGGGCGCCCTGGTTTTGGGCATGGCCTTTGGTATTCCAGGCCTGATCCTGTTCACGCGTGAGAACCAGAAGCCCAAATCGCGGCGCAATCAGGGGTTGCTCATTCTTGGCCTGGTCCTAATGGCTCTGGGTGTGGCGCTGGGACTGGGATTCAACGCGGGGGGACTAGTAGAGGGGGTTGCAAATCAGTTTAAAAATTAAACATCAATGTAAAAGCTCACAGTCATCCAAGGGTCCTCTCGGGCCCGCACGCGTTTTGGCGACCCGGTGTGACCGAGCGAAAGACGCGGATACCGGGTCTGAAAGTCCTTCACCGGCTCGTCACACCAACTCCACTTGTTGATGTTACGATCCGAATAGTAGTCGGCCGTCTCAAAGAGCACGTACTCGATGTCGTCGGCGCCGATCCCCTCGGACTTGAGGTATCGCATCGTCTTGTCAATATCCTGCAGGTCCTCCATTATTCCGTCCATGATTTGTTGGGAGAATTCAGGTGGGAAATAACTGGCCATCTCTCGCGACTCCTCAAAGGCTTCGTCGATCGCCTCGCCCATGATCTCGGAGCACCGCTGTTCCCACGCCTCCTCGTCCCACTCTTCCCGGACCTTGTGAAAGCCGCGAAAGTACATGGGCCGCCGGCACATGGGGCAGGAAGTTCCCGCCGCGCCCTTCAGGTACCAGTTCTTGACGCATCCACTGCAGAAGGTGTGACCACAGCACAACTTCTGGAAGGGACCGGTCTCACCGTAGCAAACGGCGCACTCCATGTCTCTTGTAGTTTGTTTTGAAATTTGATCCACCATCGCAGCCGTGACGAGCACACGACATGTTTTTAAAGACTCTGGATCTATAGTATACATGGCGTGGGTTGTGGCCTCTGCGGTCATCACACCCCCGAAGAAACCTGCGCGGCTGGCCAAGACCACCCCAAAGCCCCAAAATTTTTTCACAATTCATACCCAGCCGAATGACGCCTTCACTCTGAAGTTGAGCGCCGACACCAAAACGTCGGTCGTGGGGTTCAAGGACTGGGACGACGCGCTATTCATCGGGAAGATGATAGAAACCTACTTCATCCGCGAGAAGGAGTGGCCCGATACGAGGGAGTAGGGGACGCTGACGCTCCCTAGTTCTTTGGTCGGTGACGTGCTCCGTCATGTGTATATACAAAAGTGGGACTTTGATGAACTCAAGCTGACGTGTACCAGGAACTTCCTGGACCTGATTAGCGTTGACGGCATCATCAAGAAGAAATTGGGTGGTTACACGTTCGATGGCAACGTGTACAAGTTCCACGCCGACTGGGACTTTTACCGGACCCGTCTGTCGGAGCTTTGGGTCTTGAACGAGCCCGACGAGTAAGGGACCCTAAGCCGGCAGCCAAGCCTGTTTGCGCATCACCGCCTTGGCGTACACGGCCATCAGGCAAAAGTGAATATGGGGCCACTCCAGAGCCTCGGTCGAGTCCAGCTTAATTTTGAATGGATTTTTGTTAATTTCATCTACGAGACGCAGCGCCTTGGTGGGGTCGCCCATCTTCTCGGCCACATCAATCATACCTGAAAGCCACTTCACGTGTGATTGATCGCGCGGACTGAACGCCTGAATGAACTTGGACGTCAGAGACATTGTTTATAAAGAGAACCAATTGTTTTAAGCCACCATTGCCGCAGCGCAAGCTCCGCAATACTTCTCCGTCTTGCGGAAAAACAGAAGCCAGATGGCGACGGCGGCCATGGCTCCGAACACAAGGGTCTGCTGCTGATCGTTCTTCATTTACTCTTCGTCAATACTTTCTTCCGACTCGGACCCGTCCTCGTCAAACTCCTCCAGGTCCTCCTCGTCCTGTTCATCTTCGTCGTCTTCACTTTCGTCCTCGTCCTCGTCCTCGTCTGGGTCGCTCGACTCCTCTTCGTCCGATGGGACGTAATCTTCATCAGAATCCATCTTGATGAAGCCGTCGTCCCGCCTGAGAAACCCCAGGTCCTCCTCGGAGGCGGCCACAAGGTACTCGGCAATTGCATCATCATCAATCTCATAGGTATCGTCCTCGTAACGCCAAACATGATCATCAGATTCGGAAAGGTATCTGATGGTCAGGATGACGCCGTCCTTCTCCGTCACCTTTGCGAGAAGAGCGGCCGGCTTGCGCGCGCCCACGTCAGTCCACACGCGCACGAGGGATCCAACTTGGGCTGATGGCATATGTTGTTGTTCATGTTAAATCTTTTTATCTAGAAAACGCACCTAGTACAGCTTCATGCCGGCCAGGCCCATCTTGGGGCCCGGGCTCACCAGGTGCTTGCGGGGACGGCCGACGGCGCGCTTGGGCGCATAGCCCTCGAACATCTGGGCTATGTAAGCCTTGCGCTTGACGTGGTGGACGCGCACACCCGGCGCGCGTGCTGCGTACTTGCCGCGTGCTGCGCCTGCATTCTTGCGCGCCTTGCGGACCAGCTTGGGGCGGATCGGGCTAGGAATGACGACATTCGCATGGGCGTACTTGACGTTGACGGTGGAGCCGGCTGGGTTCTTGTAGTACTTGGCCTTGGGGGCGTACTTGACGCCCTTTTCGGTCTTGACGATGTACTTGCCCGCAGCGGTCTTCATGATGACGCGGCGCTTCACGTTCATGAAGTTGGTGGGTTTTGGGGACGCGGGCATTTGGTACTATTGGTATACATAAAAATAAAATGTTGTCATGGGTTAGTGCAAACATGAAAGGTGCTGTATATTGTATTGAGAATCTGGAAAATGGTAAAAAGTATATTGGTCAGACTACCCGTGATTTAGTTGAAAGGTTCCGTGAGCATTTTGGAAACAGTGGAACGTCAGTGAGTCCTAAACTTAAAAACGCAATCAAAAAATATGGGAAAGATTGCTTCTGTATGGAGGCGTTATGGGAGAAGGATGACTGTAATCAAGCCGATTTGGATACAAAAGAAATTCAATTAATAGAAGAATTGAATACTTTACATCCAAATGGATATAACTTGACCAAAGGTGGGTCGGGGGGGAGACATTCAGATGAAACCAAGAAATTACTATCGAAAATATCCAAAGAAATGTGGGAAAACAAAAGGGGCATTATGATTGAAAAGAGACGCGGACAATGGACGCCTGAACGAAGGGCCAAGTTATCTGAAACATTGAAACAAGGTTATATTGATCACCCAGAGCGTCGGCAAAAGACGAGTAGTATATGGAGGGGATTAACACTTCCAGCGGTTGCTACAGTTGATGCACGTCACGAACGTGGTCTGTGAAGGGAGGGTTCAGCGCGTCAGAATACTCTATAAATAAGGCAAAAAACATCAACAGGGAACTCACCATGGGCTCGTCTGCAGAACGAGTCTGGAGCTGGTAGTAGGTCGTCTTCATCGTCTTGCACTTGCCGCACTTGAACACTCCGGTTATCTCACCTTCGCGCAGCTTTGCCACCATCATGGCATGGTCCCGCTCCTCGTTCTTGGCCATCCTCTTGGCAACCGGGCCGTCGGGCCAAAGAACCTCGGGTGGGTACTGGGCCAGGTTTCGCGCCTCGAGCTTCTTGGTCACGAGGCGATGGACCAGTTGGGGTTTTGGCACCAAATTGACCGTTATCCGATCGGACTCAGCAACGCGCAACTCAACACCCACTTCGGTGACGCTGCGCTTCATTTCAGTCAAAAGGCACAGAAGCTTCTGCTTGTACCGCCACTTGAAAATTCGGTTTTCCCATGACGGCGAGTCGTTCATTCTACGCGTCTGCTGAACGGCCCAGTTGTACACGGAGCGTTCACAGTTGCGGGCGAGCGGCCCACTGGTCCCGAGAGACTTGGCGAAGTTGGTCCGGGCGTAGTCGCGAAGAGCGTGTTCCATTTTTGTTTTAATAGTCGTTCACAGGGTTTTGATCTGGCTTCCACGTCTCATCTTTTTTTGGTACCGGGCGAGGCCGGATCACAACTGGCCTGAACCCCTTGGCGTCCGGTCCACATAGGTGGGGATACCGACGTGCGTTCGCTGGTGGAAGCGCATACGCATAGCACAAGTTGTTCCGAGAGTTGTGATACATGCAATCCCCACAAGACGGCGCCATCTGTGACTTAAAAGGGTCGGACCCGTTTATTTTAGGAAAAATGTATCCGATTGTCATGTGCCAGACCAGTCGCTGTCCCGTATGGGCCCGCAGTGACTAACGACTGCCACTGTTGCGCGGAGCGCAAAATGATCAGAAGCCTCGTGTTGCAGGCCTCCCGCCAAGGCGTCGGTGCAGCGCGATTTTCGTCGTGGGTCCATCGCAAATATGGCGACTTTGTAGTCTCACGGGTCTTGCAAAACGGATCATACGGCACGTCCATTCCATGCGTGCTATGTCGCAAGGCCCTTGAGAGGTTCAGTATCCAATGGAGGGCGCATATAGGCCCAAATTGGGTTAGGAGCACTGATGCACAAGTGCCCCCTTCCAGGCCCACATCGCGGCAAAGGACCCGTCTAGGATTTTTATAATTTGTAAATAATAATGCAGTGGATCCTGTCCACCATATTAGGTCTCGTCATCGCGTGGGTGATCCTAGCATTTGTTGGACCGGTACAGCCCCAAGTTTCATACTATGCTCAGGCGCCCGTCTCCCCAACTCCTTTATCGGAGCTGGACAAGATCATGGAGGCTGTTGGGCTCATGCCATCAACTTCCCCCGCCCCAAGCCCGGCTCCAGTGGCCATCATGTCGGTGTCCGAGGTTCCCAAATCTGTAGCAGATATCGCCACCGACCAGGCGGCGTCTCCTTCTCCATCACAAGTCCCACAAGCCGAGGAGCCCGCCGATCAAGGTACAGCCTCCACTCCGCAGCCCGCCGCGCCGACGTCGGATCAGGCAACTTTATTTCAGTGAACACGTTTTTATGAAATTTCACAGACCATATATTTTGACCCATATGCACCACTTCTGAAGAGTCTTTCAGGCTAATTGATTTAAGCAACTCAATCGCCCTGAACTGATCTTGAGCGCGCACCAAGACGCCGTTTTCAAACCTAAAAACTTGCTTGCGCGTCTCGCAGCATTCCCACATCTATTTAGCCTTGCGAGTAATTCCGAGCGTACTCTCTAACTTGCTGGCCGCCCGAGCAAGGGGCTTGTTCCGCTTGAGCTTCAATGTATCTTGCTGACCGGACGAGTTTTCAATCGCCTTGAGACGCGTTGGATCGCCGGCCGGTGTTGCTGTTGAAACACGAGTGGTGCTGTTCGGCTCAGAATTATTGAATATAGGACGAATTTGTTTTTCAATTGGGAAGAAAATTTGGGGCGGCTCCACCAGGCCCCCGTAAGACCTGAATTCTTCAATCGTCATGGTC